AGGCGTACCAAATACTTATAACATTATACTTTTGAACAGCGTCAAGACTCGTGTAGAATTCCCGGAATTGAAGCAGTTAGCGTTTGAAGCGTACAAAGAGTGGGAACCAGATGCGTTCATTGTGGAAAAGAAATCAAGTGGTACACCGCTGTATCAGGAACTCCGCAGGATGGGGCTTCTAGTGCAAGAGTTCACTCCACACCGTGGCACTGGGGACAAGACTGCCCGACTCAATTCTGTAGCTGACATAGTGATGTCCGGTTTGTGTTGGGTTCCACGAACACGTTGGGCCGAAGAAGTAGTTGAGGAGATTGCGGGATTCCCGTTTATGGGCCATGATGACCTTGTTGACTCAACTGTAATGGCCCTGATGCGTTTCAGACAGGGTGGGTTTATCCGGTTGCCGAGCGACGAGCAGGAGCCGGAGCGGTACTTCAAACAAAGGCACGGCGGGTACTATTGATGTTGGACGCGGATTCGGGGAAATGGATACTTAAAAAGTTATCGTTGTCTACTCCAGAAGTGAAAGAAATGGCAGCGACAAGATTAAGAATTTGTGAGATATGCCCGGAGCTAACACCGAAACTAAACAGATGTAAGAAATGTGGGTGTGTAATGCCCATTAAAGTATTTTTTAAAAGTTCTTCATGCCCATTAAAGAAGTGGGAAGCAGAGAAATAATATGGCTATTGAACGAAGCGTATACCAAGCCCCTGAAGGTTTGGAAGATGAAATGATAGAAGATTCCGAGATGGAAATAACCGTCGTTGATCCAGAAATGGTGACTCTGGATGACGGCAGCGTAGAGATTACGTTAATGCCGGAGTCTGGCCTTGAAGACACTATGGGTGCGCCGTTCGATGCAAACTTAGCAGAATACTTAGGCGACAGAGAATTAAGTCTCCTATCTAATGATCTCCTTGGGTACGTTAGCGCTGATACAAATAGCCGCAAAGAGTGGGCTGATACTTTTGTCAAGGGCTTGGAAGTGCTCGGATTTAAGTATGAGGAACGGACAGAGCCATGGGATGACGCTTGCGGTGTGTATAGTACCGTGCTGTCCGAAGCCGCCATACGTTTTCAAGCCGAGGCTATGAGTGAGACGTTCCCTGCTTCTGGCCCCGTCAAGACCAAAATTTTAGGTGAAGTAACACGCGAGAAGGAAGAAGCAGCAGAGCGTGTTCGTGCCGACATGAATTATGAGCTTACAGAGGTGATGGTGGAGTATCGTCCTGAGCACGAACGACTCCTCTATAGCCTTGGTCTTGCAGGGTCAGCTTTTAAAAAGGTCTACTACGATCCGAATTTAGGCCGTCAGGTTGCGGTGTATATCCCAGCCGAAGACGTTATTGTCCCGTACGGTGCGTCTAACATAGAAACAGCAGAACGTGTTACCCACGTTATGCGTAAGACTAAGAACGAGTTGACCAAGCTACAGGCTGCGGGCTTTTACCGTGACATAGAACTTGGTGAGCCGCAGTCATTCTTTACTGATATAGAAGAAAAGAAAGCGGAAGAAGGTGGCTTTAGTCTAACCTCTGATGACCGCTACTGTATTTGTGAAGTACACGCAGACCTGATTATAGACGGCGTGGATGGGGAAGAAGGCGATGAGACTATGCAAATCGCCAAGCCTTACGTCGTAACTATTGAACAGGGTACTGGGGAAGTTCTTGCTATACGCCGTAACTGGAACCCCGATGACCCGTTGATGCTAAAGCGTCAACACTTTGTACACTATGTTTACGTACCGGGATTTGGTTTTTATGGTCTTGGTTTGATACACATCGTAGGGGGGTACGCACGTGCGGGCACCTCGCTCATTCGCCAGCTTGTTGATGCTGGTACGTTGTCAAATCTACCGGGCGGCTTGAAGTCTCGCGGCCTGCGTGTGAAAGGTGACGATACACCGATTGGCCCCGGTGAGTTCCGTGATGTGGATGTGCCTAGTGGTTCCATCCGCGACAACATCATGCCGCTACCATATAAAGAGCCTTCCCAGACCCTACTGGCGTTGTTGAACCGTATTACTGAAGAAGGTCGTCGTCTGGGTGCAATCTCAGACATGAATATCAGTGATATGAGCGCCAACGCGCCAGTAGGGACTACTCTTGCTCTGCTGGAGCGCACACTCAAGCCGATGGCTGCGGTACAAGCTCGTGTTCATTACGCGATGAAACAGGAGTTCAAATTACTGCGGGCGATCATTTCTGAGTATGCACCAGAAGAATATGGGTATGTCCCCAACCGTGGTGAACCCCGCGCTAGGCAGATGGATTATGCGATTACTGATGTAATCCCTGTAAGCGACCCCAACAATACTACGTTGGCCCAGCGTGTGGTTCAGTACCAAGCCGTGTTGCAGATGGCGCAACAGGCACCGCAGATATACGACCTCCCCCAGCTACACCGCCAAATGATCGAAGTTCTTGGAATAAAGAATGCTGAGAAACTTGTACCGACAAGCGATGACTTACCTCCGGTTGACCCAGTAAGTGAAAACATGAACGCGCTGGTTGGTAAGCCCATGAAGGCGTTTATCTACCAAGACCATCAGGCGCATATCGCTACTCACCAGTCATTTATGCAAGACCCACAGATTGCCGCGATGATTGGACAAAACCCAGCGGCCCAGCAGATTATGGGATCACTGCAAGCGCATATAGCCGAGCACATGGCGTTTGAATATCGTCGCCAGATAGAAGAAAAACTGGGTGCTCCGCTGCCCGCGCCTAACGAGGAGTTACCGGAAGATATTGAAGTGCTTCTCGCTCAGACTATGGCACAGGCAAGTACACAGTTGACCCAACAGAAACAGGCAGAAGCGGCGCAACAGGCAGCACAACAGCAAGCCCAAGACCCGGTAATCCAGATGCAACAGCAAGAACTAGCTATTAAACAGGCTGAAATACAGCGCAAAGCACAGAAAGACCAAGCAGACGCGCAGATAGCAGCGGCTAAACTACAGCTTGAGGAGAAGAAAGCAAACACTACCATGTCTCTTGAAGCAAGCCGTATAGCCGCGCAGACAGACCAAGCCAATGCCAAACGGGACTTGGATGAAGCTAAAGCACTTATTGACTTAGCAAAAACCCAGCAGGTGAACAGAGGTGGCTAAAAAAGCAGAACGCAATACCTATGAAATGTTGCAGGAAGGTAAAAGTGTCAAAGGCACATCTATTGGTGGCGGTGCAACTAAAAGAAGCACAATGAGTAAAGACCAGAAGCGTAATTACAAGAAGTACAAGGGCCAAGGTAGGTAGTTTTGTACGTTGAACCACAGAACAGGAAATGTAAAAACTGCGAAGTAGTAAAGCCGTTAGACGCGTTTGAACCACAACGTCGAATATGCAGAGTATGTAAAGAAATAAAAGCTCGTATAAAGCAGTCCTCCACACCAGAAGGTTTTTTAACTTCTTTATACACACACGCTAAATACACATACACAAGCAGGAAACACAATAGAAGTCACCCGAACAAAACGGATTTTGCGATTACAAAACAAGATTTAATTGACTTGTGGTATAAACAGAACGGTAGGTGTGCAATATCTGGTGTTGTGATGACCCACCATAAAGACGGTGGTGGGCGAAAAGATTTTAACGCAAGCATAGACCGGATAATTCCACACGAAGCCTATACGCCAGAAAACATACAGTTGGTTGCTGGAAGAATTAATTTTATAAAACACGAGCTTCCGGAAGATTTATTACATTGGTGGGTACGCACAATATACGAACATCAAAAGTTTGGGGAGAAACCTAGCGATAATGGCGAAGACAGTATTTGAGGTATTAAGAGAAAAACTACAAGAGCAGCAGCGCTCTTGTGAAGAATCCTTGGTAGCTGGGTCAGCTAAAGACTATGCCCAGTACCGTGAGATTTGCGGGGTGATACGAGGTCTAACCTCCGCAATACGAGAAATTGAAGACCTCTCGCGAAACTTTTTGGAAGACGAAGATGACTGAAATGACTGCGTTAGAACAGAAACGTAAGCTAAAGATAGAGGAGCAGGAAGCACAGGAAGTGGTTTTAGAGGAACAAATACCTAAACCCGTCGGGTATAGGATTTTAATTGCCCTACCAAACATTGAAGAAACTTATGGTGAAAGCGGCCTTCTGAAGTCCGAAAAGACCATGCGGGATGAGTATATCCTGTCAATGATTGGGGTAGTTCTGGACATGGGCGAGCAAGCATACAGCGATACAGACAGGTTCCCCACTGGCCCATGGTGTGAACGGGGTAATTATGTGATGTTTCGGGCTAATAGCGGTACAAGATTTAGGGTCGGCAAGCAGGAATATCGCCTAATAAACGATGATTCTGTGGAAGCCGTTGTCGATGATCCGAGTAAAGTTACTCGTGCGTGAGGTATAAAATATGGCTATGCAGCAGGTAGGGTATGAGTTTCCTGACGAAAAAGCAGAAAACTTAACAGAAATAGAAATTAAAGCGGATGACGAGGTTGATACTAATATAGATGTTGAACCAGCCGTTGGACGTGAAGCTATACAACAGAAACCAAAATCTGTTAAAAATCAAAAAGATACAGAAAGTCTCCAAGCTGGAGAAGTCGAAATTGAAATTGAAGACGACACCCCAGTTGAAGACAGGGGTAGAACTCCGTCTGAGCCGCCAGCAGAAGTTACTGACGACGAGTTAGAAAACTACTCCGAAAAAGTCAAAAAGCGTATCCAGCACTTCAGCAAGGGCTACCATGACGAGCGTAGGGCTAAAGAACAGGCACTGCGCGAGCGTGAGGCCGTCGAATCTTACGCTAAACAGTTGATTGAAGAGAACAACCGGTTGAAGCAGGACGGGGTAAAAAGTCAGAATGCTTTGATTGAATCAGCTAAAAGGCAGGTAGAAGCTGAAATGCTGGCCGCTAAACGTGCCTATAAAGATGCGTACGAAAGCGGAGAATCTGATGCTATTTTGGAAGCCCAGCAGCAACTAAACAATGCACAGATACGTATGGAAAGGGTTTCTAGTTTTAAACCTGCAAAAGTGGGAAAAGAAACTCCTTTACAATCAGATAGTAATAGAGTACAACAGCAAGTACAGGCACCCCAAGAACAGCAAATTGCTAGGGATGTCAAAGCCGAAGCATGGCGCGATGAGAACCCGTGGTTTGGCTCTGACGATGAAATGACCGCTTTTGCGTTGGGGTACCATAACAAATTAGTCAAAGAGGGGGTTGACCCCCAATCTGACGATTACTACGAGAAGATAAATTCTCGTATGCGGAAAGTATTCCCGAATCAATTTGATGACGGGATAGATGAACCAGAGGAACCAAAAAAGAAGTCTAGCAATGTGGTTGCCCCCGCTACGCGGAGCACTTCACCTAACAAGGTGCGACTAACTCAATCACAAATTGCTATCGCGAAACGTCTTAACGTACCTTTGGATGTATACGCCAAACAGGTTGCACAATTAGCGAGGAATACATAATGGCTGAGAACAGACTCGATAGAGAGCTAAACACTCGTGAGAAGGTAACTAGGAAACGCTCATGGCGCAGGCCCGAGACGTTACCTACACCCGAACCGCAGGACGGTTGGGGCTTCAAGTGGGTTCGCGTAGCTACTCGTGGAAATGCTGATCCTACCAATGTAACCTCCAAACTACGTGAAGGCTGGGAGCCGGTTAGAGCTTCAGACCACCCTGAGATTGAACTTGCAGTTGTCGAAAACGAACGATTCAAGGACAACATCGTTATAGGCGGTCTAATGCTCTGCAAAGCCCCACAAGAACTTGTCGAGGAACGCAATGGTTATTATCAAGATCAAGCAAATAGCCAGATGCGCTCTGTAGACAATAACTTGATGCGCGAAAGCGATCCTAGGATGCCTATATTTAATGACAGGCGTTCCAAGGTGACTTTCGGAAAAGGTTAATCTAAGGAGTCTATCATGGCATCTTCCGCTACACCGTACGGGCTGAAACCCGTAAAGCGGGCTGATGGCTTACCCTATGCGGGTGCCGTCACTCACTACAAAATTGACCCTGCTGGGGTCGCCAACAACATCTTCTACGGCTCAATCGTGCAGTTGACTGCCGCTGGCTATGTAGAACTGGCTGATGGCACCGGCAAAGACATCACAACCAACAACTTCGGCGGTAGCGGAATTGGCGCTGCTGGCGTTTTTGTAGGTTGTG